AAATGTTGGGTTTGTGATTATTATGGTCGCAATCTTAGGCGCGTTATTAGACGTTTTGGTTCGTTTACACAACTCCAGAAATGGGACCAGATTACGGACAGAACGGATCTTAGTCGCTTTTCTGAACTATTCTCTGATGAAGGCAACGCTGATGTCGAGGATAAGATCGAACTCCCACCCGAGTTCGTAAGTCTCGCCAACAAGAACCTTCCACTATCAGCCAATCGTGCTCTACGCTATCTTAGCGAGAGAGGGATTACAAGAGAAGACATCCAGCGGTGGAAGATTGGCTTCTGCTATGACGGAGACTACGGCGGCAGAATCATAGTGCCCTCATTCAGCACGACAGGCTATCCCAACTACTTTATTGCTCGGTCTTATGTCGGGCACGGAATGAAGTACAAGAACCCACAAGCATCCAAGAATGTGGTGTTCAATGATCTATTTACTAACTGGAATGACGACCTTGTGATCGTTGAAGGAGTATTTGATGCTATTCGGGCAGGAAACGCTGTGCCTATCTTGGGGTCTACACTACGGACAGACTCCGACCTACTACGAAAGATTGTACGAAATGACACCCCGTGCTACATCGCCCTCGATCCTGACGCGGCTGACAAAGAGCGTCGTATCATTCAGACGCTTCTGCGTTACGATGTGGAACTCTACAAGATCGATGTGACAGGCTATGATGATGTAGGTGAAATGCCACAGGACATCTTCAGGGAACGAAAGGCGAACGCAAGATTTATCGATAGAGACAACTACTTATTGCTAGATTTGCTATCGGCGGTATAATTTATGAAACACACTTTTACTAGAAAACAAATAAAAAGAATTATTATAGAAGAATTAGAGCGCTCTCGTGACGAAGAAGAGGCTGAAGAACTTCTTCGACAGATTGTTGGACTTAAAGAAGACGCCGAAGATGAATTTATAAAGAAGAGGGTAAAAGCCAGAAAATTTCGAGAGCGTGCTGGCATCTCTATGCTTGCCGCAGTAGCACTTCTTTTTGGAGGGGTGGCAGGACTATCTACATCTCAAAAACAACGCATCCAGCCTGATGTTGAAAAAGTCCAACAACTTGATGATGAAACTTTAAAAAGTTTTGGAGTTGATGTTGGTGCTCTCAAAGATCCGTCAGCAGCAGCAGAAAAGCATTTTTCCAAAGGCTACCCAACAGCAGAATTAGGTCTTGTTGATCTTTCTGACATGGACAATACCCAAAGAGTCGAAGCCGCTTGGAAAATAATTGATGATATGGTAGAGGATGGAAAGTTAAATTATGAATACGCTCGCGTCGCAAGCACACTACCCGGTGGTATGGCTGCTCTAGATTACAATGATATTCCTCCTAACATACCGCTGCCAAATTCTCTAAAAAGCAAAGACCAATATAGAAAATGGGTTGTAGAGCGTGTTCTAGAGGGCGATATAGCCAATCTGCCAGAATTAGAAAATTTTGTTTTTGGAAATACAGGAAAATGGCCATCTGGAAGCGGTGAAGATAAGGCACGAATGGTTTCGGGCGCGCAAGTGCTTCCTCCCGAGTGGTCAACCGCCTATGATTTATATCAAGAACTAACCAAAAAAGTAGTATTGGATTTAGTCCAGTCATGGGATCAATCTGACGAACTAGGCAAAGCAGAACTATTAAAGAAAAGCAACGCAGAAACTTCTGGACAATTAGAGAAAGAACTTAACGATAAGTTGACCAGAGCGGGACTTCAGCGCGCTGGAGACAACATTATTTCCTTGACAGTAGACTAGCCTTGGGTTATATTACTATTGGAGGTAATGATGAGCAGACTATTCAAAGCGTGTTTTGGGCTCGCAATTTTCATCACTTTTTATTTTTTCGGCTATGCTGGCACAGCATTAATTCATGGTTCTCTATCCACACCAGCCGAGCCAGCAGAGGAAGTAGCAAGCCTTGAGACGCTTGCGGAACTTTACTCCCAGAGACATCCTAACGCCACACCATGGGAGACTTGCGAGCAGGAGGTCAATTGAAAATCGCACACATTGCTGATACTCACATCAAGAACCTGAAGTATCACGAAGACTATCGCAACTGCTTTGGGCAGATGTACGAAATCCTGCGCCAGCAGGAAGTAGATTACATTGTTCACTGCGGCGACATTGCACACACAAAGACCCAGATTTCCCCAGAGTTTGTGGAAATGGCGTCTGACTTTTTCACCAATCTCAGTAAGATTGCGACGACATTTGTTATTCTTGGTAACCACGATGGAAACCTAAAGAATAGCAGCCGTCAGGACGCTATCACGCCTATCATTCAGGCGCTTGATCTTGGGACTCTGCGTCTATTGAAGAACTCAGGCGAGACACACCTAGCCTACGGCAATCTTGTCCTAAACGTCCTATCAGTTTTTGACCGAGATAATTGGGTCCAGCCAACCAATCCAGACAAGATCAACATTGCCCTCTATCACGGCGCAATCTCTAACTGCCAAACAGACGCAGGCTGGACTATGGAGCACGGCGAGGACAACCTCTCAATCTTTGAAGAGTTTGACTTTGCTATGCTTGGCGACATTCATAAACGCCAGTTCTTGGACAAGGAGCGTCGTGTCTACTACGCAGGCTCTACAATCCAGCAGAACCACGGAGAGGAAGACGACAAGGGTTTCTCTATTTGGACTATCAACTCCAAGGATGATTGGGAGATTGAGCACTTTACGTTACAGAACCCGCGTCCGTTCATGACGATTGAACTAACAGCAACAGGCAAGATCCCTCGCAAAACAAGCGTGCCCGCAAACGCAAGACTACGGCTTGTGAGCGACAACAATCTGCCTCTTGATGTTATGCGTAAGGCAGTAGACGTTGCGAAGCATAAGTTCGGACCAGAGTCAATCTCTTTCCTCAATCGTGCCGCAGGTAAGCGTGGAGACGTTGAGGACTTGACCGACGGACTTGGAGCACAGAACCTCCGAGATCCAGAAGTCCAGCAGGAGTTGATCTCAGAGTATCTCAAAGACTATCAAGTCAAATCTGACACTCTATCAAAGGTCTACGAACTGAACTCAAAGTACAACGTTCAGGTTGAGGCAAAAGAAGACATTTCCAGAAACGTCAATTGGGATCTCGTCAAGTTTGAATGGTCTAACCTATTCAACTATGGAGAGAACAACTCTGTTGATTTCAATAATGTAAACGGAATCGTCGGCATTTTTGGTAAGAACTTCTCAGGCAAGTCTTCCATTATTGACGCTATTCTCTTTACAATGTTCAACACAACCTCCAAGAACGAGCGCAAGAACGTCAATGTTGTAAACCAGAACCGCGATTGGGGTGAAGGCAACTTGTCTATCACTATTGACGACAAGACCTACACAATCCGCCGCAAGGTAACGAAGTACATCAAGAAAGGCAAAGCAGGCGAAAGCACAGAAGCAAAGACCGAACTAGACTTCTCGGTCTATGACGCTGTTCTTGACGAGACTACTTCGCTAAACGGCACAACTCGTAACGAAACCGACGCAGCAATCCGACGCCACTTTGGAACTATTGACGATTTCCTTATCTCGTCTATGTCCTCACAGCACGGCGCTCTTGCGTTTATCAACGAGGGCTCAACCAAGCGCAAGGAAATCATTGCGAAGTTCCTCGATCTTCAGTTCTTTGATAAGAAGTTCAAACTAGCCAAAGAGGACTCTATTTCGTCCAAGGCGCTCGTCAAAAAACTAGAAGGGCGAGATTACGAAAAAGAAATTCTGGAAGCAGAGGAAGCCTTTGCGGCTCACAAAAAGGCTATTTCTGTGGTGGAGGCAGAAGAGAAACTGCTAGAAACCAAGTTGGCGACCGAGCAGACCCTCTTGCTTGAGGTGTCTCGTAAGATCACCGACATTCCAACAGAAGCGATCGACATTCACGCCGTTCAGTCCGAGATAAGAAAACTAAAAAATCAGGTGATTTCCCTGTCTCAGTCGGTAATTGAAGAGTCCGAGCAACTAATTACTGAGAAAGAGCGCATCGTCAAGATCGATAATCTAATGAAAACATTGGATTACGACTCTTTGAATGGTTCTCTTTTGACGATTCAGGAAACTGAAGAGAAGCTCAAAGGCTTCACAAGCAGATTGGAGATCGCAACCGAGAAGAAGAAGTTACTAGAAGACATCCCCTGCGGCTCATCTTTCCCTGCTTGCAAGTTCATTCACGATGCCCATGTTGCTTCCGCAACGATTCCAGAAGTGGAATCAAAAGTGGCTGAACTTCGGGAGACACTCAAAGATCTCAACCCCGAGATTGTCCGAGATCACCTAAACAAGTACAACGCGCTTGAAACACGGCGCGTAAACACCCAGACCTTTATCAAGGAACTGGAACTCTCAATTGAAAGAATGAACAGCGCAGTTCAGCGTACCAACACAAGGCTACAAGAACTCGCCGCAGAGCAGTCAGAATACAACTCCAACAAGGAAGCGATTGAGAATCTAGAAAAACTAATAAAGGAGAAGGATAAGCATGACAATCAAATCAAATCTCTTGAGAGAGAGAATCGATCAAATAACCAGAAGAAGATTGATCTTTACAAATCACTTGGTTCAGAAGAACAACGAGTCGAAAGCCTCAAAGAAAGAAGACTAGAGTTCGAGACAATCCAATCGGAGTATGCAGCGTATGACCTATTCCTGCGCTGTATGCATCCGAATGGGATTGCCTACGACATCATCAAGCAGAAGCTACCAGTAATCAACGAAGAGATTGCAAAGATTCTATCAAACGTCGTAGACTTTGAGATTTTCTTTGAGACATCTGGCAACAAGTTTGACATTTTTATCAAGCACCCCAAGCACGATGCCCGCCCTATTGAGATGGCGTCTGGTGCAGAGAAGTCTATGGCTGCTATGGCTATTCGTCTTGCTCTGCTCTCCGTGTCTTCTCTACCCAAGGGTGACGTGTTTGTGCTTGATGAGCCCGGCACTGCTTTGGACGAAGAGAATATGGCTGGATTTATTCGGATCTTGGAACTAATTAAGGTGTATTTCAAGAACGTCTTGCTGATTTCTCACCTTGATTCTCTCAAGGATTGTGTAGACATGCAGATTGTAATTGAGAAAGAAGCAGGTTTTGCAAAGGTAAATCAATGAGTAAAGACGACGAGTTTGGCTTCTTGCCCCCGGCAGAAGCACCCCCATCATTCAACCAAGAAAAGGACCACTTCCACGAAGAAGTAGAAGCGGAAGACTTTGGTATGGTTGAGGACTTCGGATTACAGATGGAATACTCTGACGAAGACCTACTACCCGAGAACACAGCCCCATCATCTTTGAATGTGGGCTTTGTTGGTGTTGGCGGCGGCGGCAACAAGATGGCGAACGCTATGATTGAGTTGGGTTTCAACAAGACCCTATTGGTCAACAGCACTGGCAAAGACATTCCGAAGAATGTAGAAGAGGAGCACGTCGTTCTTATTCCTGACTCTGACGGAATCGGTAAGAACATCTCCTACGGCAAAGAAGTTCTATCACAGAACGGCGCAATCGTAGAAGATGCTCTCCGCATCAAACTCGGCAAGGTTGATTGGCTATTCGTTATGGCTGGTGGCGGTGGAGGCACAGGATCTTCTGTCGTCGCTCTACAACCCGTCTTTGAGCGCTACCTACAATCTGTTCAGGCAAGCGGCAAGGTTGTTTACATTGTCTCTTGGCCAACAGCACAAGAGAACCTAAACCCAACTATCGCCAAGAACGCCCTATCACTACTCAACGATGTAACTCCTTATCCACACATCGTTCTAGATAACGAGCGCTCCACACGCCTCCTACGCGGTCGCATTGGAATGCTTGGAATGTATCCAGTAGCCAACACCCAGTTCTCAAAGATTCTAGCACAGATTCTCAAACTATCTACTGAGGATTCTCCAATCCAGTCATTTGACTCTAAGGACTTGGAGACTTGCTTTGCTAAAGATGGACGTGCCTTCATTGGCTCTACAATGATCAAAGATCCAAACACGGGCAAACTCGGTACAACTATCATGCATAACTGCATGAATCGTTCTGCTTGTCCACCACCCAAGGGTAAAGCCGCAGCAGGCTCGCTTATTCTTGTAGCAAGTGAAGAAATGGTTGCCGATCCTCGTGTGTCAAAGCACCTTGAATCTGCGATTGCTTATGTTGGCGGGCGGTGCGAAACACTTTTCTCTGGCGTTTATGTGCGAAAGAATGTCCCCGGACTGATTGCGATACTATCTATGAATGGTATCGAGAAAGGAAAATAAATAAATGAAGATTAAGAAGTCAGAACTAAAAGAAATTATTCTAGAAGAGATTCAGTCCGACCCAGAAATGCTAAAGGCTATTAGCAAGTTGACAGACTCTATTGACAACCTTGATGTTAGTATTGACTTCTTGGCTGCTGCTTTTACAGGCGAATCCGGTGTTTCTATCGGTACAGCACAGCGCCAGCTTGGTCGCGCTTACAAACCAAAGACACGCCCTATGCCCGAGCCTGTTAGGGAATCAGAGCAGTTCAGAGACCAACAGAAGATGGATGCCGCGCAAGATGTAGCAGGACAGGAAATGTCTTTTGAAAAGTGGATTGCTGTTGTTTTCCAGAAGGGCGCTCAGATTGATGATAATTCTCCAAACCCCTACGACGCTTGGATGAACGGGCAGTCACCAGATGAATACGCTGGTTCTTTAAACGAAAGAAAATTGTCCAAGGGCGAAAAAAACGAAAAAGAGAAAATAGTTAAGGGTATGAAGAAATCCAAGAAGGATTTCAAGAAACGCTATGGCGATGACGCCGAAAGTGTAATGTACGCAACGGCGACTAAGATCGCAAAGGATAAAAAATGAAAATCAAAAAGTCAGCATTACTTGATCTAATCAAGGAAGAAATTATGTCCGAGATGGATGGTCTTACTATGATGGACGACCCATACGACGACGATGCTGTTCCAGCAGGAATGGAAAAAGGCGGCGCTATGGATCAGGTCGCTCAAGAAATGGAGCGCATGGTTACAACTAAAGTAGATGATGCTATTTCCATACTCTCTAACTATCTTGTAACAGCAGGAGCCAGCAGCGATCCATTGAAGATGGCTTCAATGGGAATGGGAATGTTAAAACAGGCTGGCTTTAGTCCGCCCGACATGGCTGCACTTGAAAGAATGATAGGAGCAGACGATGGAGTATTCCAAGAAGGCACCACCGAGCCAGTGATGGAGTCTCCAGAACTTGCTAACATCAACGCAGAAAACATAATGATCTTCAAGGATGCCATGGCCAAGATGGCTCCCCTTATTGCCACTATGTCCCTTCCGGTTCTCATCGGAATGATCTACGAGCAACTAGTTAAGATGGGTGCCAAATGATGAGCGAAGAAACCAAACAAGCCCTACTTGATAAAGGCGTAGAAAAGATTACTTCCCGCAAGTTACTTGTGTGGATTGCCGCCACAGGTCTAATGCTATGGGGCGGTCTAGAATCAGGCGACTGGGTTATTATCTCAGGTCTCTACCTCGGTGGTCAGTCTGTGATTGACGCTATTGTGAAATTAAAAGGACTAGAATAAAATGAAACTTATAATGGAAAGCTGGAGAGGCTACCTCAAAGAACAAAGCAATGATTTTTGTACAAACTTCCCCGCAGCCTGTAAAGGTGCCTATGGAACAAAGAGGGCTAATATGCCGCAGATTCCAGATGCGGACGCATTTGAAAAGGAATTGGAAGCGCCACCTCCCAAGGGACTAGAGACAAATGAACCACAAAAGATCCCAGATCTTGGTGCTGCCACAAGAGCATATCTAGATTCATCAGATGATGCAGGTGCATACCCTGAAGGTGATCAGGTAGAAGTTAGGGAAATACCTAATGTTGATCCATCCGACCTCAAGCCAACACAAACAGACATTTATATGGACAATGCATTGAAGAAAGCTAAAGCAGGTGCAGATCCCAAGATAGACTGGGCTCCTTGGAATGCTTCTATCTTAGTATCTGCTGATAACTATCTGCTTGATGGTCACCATAGATGGGCAGCAACAATAATTTATAATTCGCAAAACCCAGAAGATGCGAAAAAAATGACAATTGAAAAAGTTAACATGCCTATCAAAGAACTCTTGAAGGTTGCAAATGCTTACACCGATGCGATTGGGGGTAAGCGCCATTCTGGTGGTGGCACAACAATGAAGAAATAAATAATGAAAGAAAAGATTTTAGCTTTCTGTCTAAAACACTGGAAGGAGATCGGGCTTGTCCTGCTCCTTCTTGTTGTGTTTGCGAAAGGACGCTACGACGTTCACAACATTATCAAAGCGCAGCAAATCTCCCAAGAGTCTCTAAAAACACAAATAACCGAACTACAAGAGATTCACGAAGAAGAACTAAAACAACGAGATAAGGCACTTGAAGATTTCAGAATCAGAAACGAACAACTTGAACTGCGCTATCAAGACGCTTTAATGGATTTATCAAAAGAGATTGATAAACGCAAGAAAGGCATAGTGAGAGATTACAGAAAAGATAAAGACAAACTACGCCTTCAAATAGAACAAACTTACGGATTCACTTATGTTCCCTAGCATTTTATTATTTACTACACTAGCCTTCGCTGGTTCTGAATTCACTTTTGTAGATCAGGGCGAGCGTTCTCCAATAGAGGGAATCGTCCTCAATCCCGAGGCTTTATCAGAGGTTCTCGTAACACCAGACAAAATCAAGCAAGAGTGCGAGATCGAATGGACGAGAACAATCGAGAAAAAAGAAAGCGAGTTTATCCTAGAGCTAGAAAAAGAAAAGATTCGTTACAACGCTCTCAACCAGAAACATACGACAATGGTGATTGAGAAAGACACCGAGATTGACGAACTACAAAAGATTATCAAGAAGCAATCACCAGCCTACAAGTGGATGTGGTTTGCGATTGGAATAGCAGCCGGTGGTGCTACCTACTACGGAATAGGTCAGGCGACGCAATGAAGCACACCAATCTTCCTTTTCACATTTATGTTTGGGTAAACAACAAATATCTTGGACCCAAGATGCCCGAAGGCTACACTTATGCCCTGTGGCATGGTATACATTCTAGAGAGGGACAGATTCCTATGGCACATGTTCTATTGGAAAGCGGTGCTCACTGGTCTGGTTTGCCGCTCCACGCGATGTCAAACTTTCACGGACCAGATACTTGGAAAGAAAAACCACATAACGACTTGATTCCGTGGACTGCTATGGGTCCAAACATAGAAGCGTGGCACGCAAAGTATCTAGAAGGTCTTGAGGTTGAACTATTCCGCTATGGGTGGAAAGGACGACACACAGGCATAATAATTGACTGGACCGATGGCTTTGACCGCTATCCACAAGAGCATAAACCACTGAACCTTGTTTCCCTTGAAGATGGGCAGTTTGCCCTACAGCCAAACAACTATTGTAGATTTAGAGACGACCATTTTATAGACGAAACCAAGTTTGAACAAACAAAATTTTATCGCAGAGGCGAAGAGGTTTGGTGGGGACAATGAGTAAAGACCCAGATTACATCGTAAAGGTAGAGCAGGCTATCGCACAAAAGTATGGCGAAGAAGCAATCCAGAACCCCAAAGCAGATTGGGACGAGAACAAAGAGAAAGTCTATCTGGAACAGATGCGAGAACTCTACAAGAAACAAAAGAAAAATGATGAAGCCAACGATAAAGTAGAACTAAATGGAATAAAGGTCTCAAGAAAACTACTTAATAGAGAATCCAAAACGGGATGTCCTGTTTGTGGTTCGTTCTCATACTCAACCAGAGATGATGTCTCACTTGTAAAGTTTGAATGCTGCTACAAGTGCTACATCAAATGGGTTGAGGGAAGAGAAGAACGATGGAAAAAAGGATGGAGACCAGATGAAAGCTAGTGAATTAAGAGAGCTAATCAGAGAAGTTCTCAAAGAAGCAGAAGAAGAACGAGTAGACATTGGCGACAAGAACGCTACAAAGCTAAAGACAGGCTCTATGTCTTCTACGCAGAGAATCAAGACTTCTAGAGAAAGAATTAAAGATACAAGTGGAGAGTTCACACCACAAGAGCAGAAGATTGTAGATCAGTTAGAAAAGTTTATCTCCGATCTTGCTGCAACAGAAGGTGTCGATTTGCTACAACATAGAACTTTTCTTGAAAAGGCTATGAAACAAATACAAAAAAGAATGGTCAAAGAGGGCTACGAACAGCAAATGATGCCCGGTGGTATAGAAGATGATGACCACGAAGTCCACATGGCTCTATCAGATCTTCACAAACTAGAAGAATACGCCCCCAAGGTCTCTCAACTCGCTTCAGAATACTCTGACCTACCCGGCTGGGTTCAAGCAAAAATTACTCTTGCTGCCGACTATTTAGGTAAAGTTTACCACTATTTAGATGGCAAGCACAACAAAGGAATGGAATAATGGCAACAGTTTACGAAATCGTTCAGGCTCTATCACAAGCCGCAGCAAACGCTTACGACGGAGCACACGACGCAGACGGCGAAGCAATCAAGGCAGGACTAAAAAGAGAAGAGGGCAGCCCTCTTATTGACAAGCGTGTTATGGACGGCTTCGGTGTCAAGTTCCACGGCAACATGATGACCCTTTCTTACCAGTCTGAGGTCCAACTCAAGGAAGTCTACGCTAACGGCTTTGAGTCAGATGTTGAATCGCAGATGAACGAGATCATCAAGTTCTTAAAGAAAGAAGCACGCAAACTAGGCGCTGGCTCTGTGTCTCTCACCAAAGAAGGCGAGATTGACATTCGCGTTGAGAACTCATCCCGCGTCCGTTCTTGGGTTACTGCTTGCATGACCTACAAGATTGGTGGGATGGAAGAGGTTGCTGTTGTTGGCGAAGCCACAGAAGACAAACTCGCTGCTGGCTGGGAAGCCTTTATGAAGCAAGGTGGTTATGGTAAGCGTGCCCCTAACGACAAGAGACCCGCAAACTCTGGCAAAAAAGAATAAAAGAAAGATGAATGCCAAAGTTAACGAAACAACAAATACTGAAAGAAGTCGTTAAGTGTGGTAAAGATCCTTCTTACTTCCTAAAAAACTATGCCCGCATCTCTCACCCGATGCACGGGCTTATGTTGTTTAAGACATTTGATTATCAGGATCAACTGCTAGAAGATTTCAACGACTACCGCTTCAACATCATCAACAAGGGTCGCCAGCTAGGTATCTCAACGATCACGGCTGGCTACATTGTTTGGATGATGTTGTTCCACCGCGACAAGACCATTCTTGTTATGGCGACCAAGTTTGAAACAGCAGGCAACTTGGTCCGAAAAGTCAAGAACATTATGAAGAACCTTCCTGACTGGATCAGGATTGCAAACATTACAACCGACAACCGCACGTCCTTCGAGTTGTCCAATGGTTCTTCTATCAAGGCTGCCTCCACCTCTGGCGACGCTGGTCGTTCTGAAGCACTATCCCTCCTCGTTCTTGACGAGGCTGCACACATCGAGGGTCTAGAAGAACTATGGACTGGTCTATACCCAACACTATCAACTGGTGGTCGCTGTATCGCTATCTCCACGCCAAACGGTGTTGGTAACTGGTTCCATAAAACCTGCGTAGGTGCCGAGACCAATGATAATAATTTCAATCTCACGACGCTTATGTGGTGGGTTCACCCAGACAGAGATGAAGAATGGTTCAAGAAAGAAACCAAGAACATGTCCAGAAGACAGATCGCTCAGGAGTTGGAGTGTAACTTCAATACTTCTGGTGAAACTGTTATCGATCCAGAGAACATGGAATGGATCATGTCCAACATCAAAGAGCCAAAACACAAGACAGGCTTTGATAGAAACTTCTGGCTATGGGAAGAGTACGACCCAAGTTGTAACTATCTCATGTCCGCAGACGTTGCCCGAGGCGACGGCGCAGATAGTTCTACGTTCCACATTCTGAAACTTGAAACGATGGAAATCATCGGAGAGTACATGGGCAAACCAACACCTGACCTCTACGCCAACATGCTAAATCAGGTCGGTAGAGAGTTTGGTAACGCCATGCTCGTCGTAGAAAATAACTCCATTGGTTACACCGTCATAGATAAATTAGTAGAGTACGGCTACCCAAATCTCTATTACTCTATCAAGTCCACACACGAATACATCGATCAACATCTTGGCGAACACAAGTCGGGAGCAATCGCTGGCTTTTCAACCACAAGTAAGACCAGACCTCTCATCGTAGCCAAGTTAGAAGAGTTTATGAGAAACAAACTAGTTAAGACGTATTCTTCGCGTTTAGCAAACGAGTTCCGAACTTTCATTTGGTACAACGGGAAGCCACAAGCCATGAGGGGCTACAATGACGACTTGGTAATGGCTCTTGCGATTTGTTGTTGGGTTAGAGACACAGCCCTCCAATCAAACGCCCGAGACCTCAACTACCAGAAGGCATTCGTAGACGCCATCATGACTTCGAGAACAACCCTAAACACGCAGATAAAAGGACAAATTGGCTACACAGGCGAAGACACAACTAGTAAAATGAACGAAGCAAAAAATCTATATTCCCAATATATGTGGATAATTAAGTGAGAAAATAAATGGCACCCCGAAACCCAAAACAAGGCAACAACCCAGCGAATAGAGATTCCCAGTTATTCAGGTCTCTTACTCGGTTGTTCTCTGGTCCTATCATTAACTACCGCTCAGAGTCTGGTCGCAAGATTCGCAGGCAGCACCTTGATAAGTACTCTACAAGATTCAAGTCTGCGTCAGGACAGCAGTTCAAGAAGCAGTCCTACAACCCGTTAGACACAATCGCTGCAAACGCTATTGCAAACCAGCGTCGTTCCGAGCGCTACATTGACTTTGACCAAATGGAGTACATGCCAGAATTGGCTTCTGCACTCGACATCTATGCAGACGAGATGACAACATTCTCTACTCTCTCTCCGATGCTAAACATCAAGTGCCGCAATGACGAAATCAAAGCCGTTCTCAACATTCTTTATCACAACATCATGAACGTAGAGCACAACCTCTTTGGTTGGTGCCGCACAATGTGTAAGTATGGCGACTTCATCCTCTATCTTGATATTGATGACGAGATTGGGATTAAATCTACAATCGCTCTTCCCCTACAAGAAGTTGAGAGACTAGAGGGAATGGACGCCACAAACCCCAACTATATCCAGTATCAGTGGAACTCAGCAGGAATGACCTTTGAGAACTGGCAGGTTGCCCACTTCCGCATTCTTGGAAACGACAAGTATTCACCCTACGGCACATCTGTCCTAGAGCCAGCACGACGCATCTGGCGTCAGTTGACTCTAATGGAAGATGCAATGATGGCTTATCGCATTGTTCGTTCTTCAGAGCGCAAGGTGTTCAAGATTGACGTTGGCGCTATTCCTCCACAAGAAGTCGAGCAATACATGCAGAAGATCGTGTCCCAGTTGAAGAGACACACAATTGTTGATAAAGACACAGGTCGCATCGATCTTCGCTACAACCCACTATCAATCGAAGAGGACTACTACATTCCGATTCGTGCTGGTTCTGTGACCGACATTCAGTCACTTGCTGGCGGACAGAACACAACACAAATTGACGACATCAAGTATCTCCGCGACAAAATGTTCTCCGCTATTAAGATCCCGCAGGCTTATCTCACAATGGGTGAGGGAGCACAGGAAGATAAAACCACACTAGCGACCAAAGACATTCGTTTTGCTCGCACCATTCAGCGTCTACAGCGTTCTGTTATCCACGAACTAGAAAAGGTTGGAATTATCCACCTTTACACACTTGGTTACAGAGGTGAAGATCTTATGAACTTCAAACTCGCTCTCAATAACCCAAGCAAGATTGCGGAACTACAGGAACTAGAGCACTGGAAGACCAAGTTCGACATTGCTGCCGCAGCAACAGAAGGCTACTTCTCACGTCGCTGGGTTGCCGACAACATTTTCGGAATGTCTCACGAAGAGTTCCTACGCAACCAGCGCGAGATGTTCTACGACCGCAAACACGACACAGCCCTTGAGGGCGTTGCCGAAGCAGCCGCAGGCGGCGGCGGTGGCGGAGAAGGCGGAGGTGGTCTTGACCTCGGCGGTGGAGATGAAGGTGGCGGCTTAGACCTCGGTGGAGGCGACGAAGGCGGTGGTCTTGATCTAGGCGGCGACGAAGGTGGTGGCGAAGAAGCAGGCGGCGGCGAAGAATCCGCGCTTCTAGCAGCACCTCCCGGCTCTCGTCCTTCACCGCGTCTAGCGCCCTCACTCGGCAAGCGCGCGAGAACAGGTAAAAAATACGTTACCCAAGGCGCAAAAGGCAAAGTCTATCAAAAGGTAGCGACCGATAAACGACCCGCAGGTGCTAGAACAAGAAACTACAGCAGTGTTCCAACACCCGAAATGAACACCTACAGAACTAACAATCTTGGTGCCCCAGAACTAAGATCACTAGCCAGAGGCATTTATGAGGAGCAAGACCCTATTTACCTCAGAGAACAGGAAGAGGAAACCTCTCTTCTTGAAGTAAACAACTCAGTCAAGATGCTAATTGAATCTTTGGAGAACAAGGTTACGGAGACCAACAATGAAGAATAAACACAATAAGAAGAGGAACACAGCCTTCGTTTTTGAAGCCCTCGCCCGCGAAGCAACAACCGCAATCATCAAGGGCGATCAAGAACGGAAAGCAAAAGTTGTCTCTATCGTTCGCAGACACTTTACAGGCGACTCTCTTCTAAAGAAAGACCTTGAGTGCTATCGCTCACTTTATGAAAACCAAGATCTTGACGAGAACACAAGTCAAAAGATTCTTGAAGCAGTAATGGCAGCAAAACGCCTTATCGATCCCGATGGTCTTTTCAAGCAGCAGACCGAAGTCATTAACGACATCAACAAGGAACTAACTCCTGCTACTTTCAACAACTTTGTCCCCAACTACAAGTCTCTCGCAACTATCGCGAAAATGTTCAACACTGACTCACCAAAGCAAAAAGTAATGCTTGAGTCAAAGATCATTGAAGGAATGGTAGGCAAACTAGAAGAGCAGAACCTTGAACCACTTGACTCACTTACATTTGTGACTTTCACCAAGAAGTTCAACGAGAAATACAACGGCTCTTTGCTCCGAGAACAAAAAGAACTACTCAACCACTACATCTCTTCTTTCTCTCACGACGAACTTGAGACCAAGATTTATCTCAACAGAGAACTCGGCAGACTAAAGCAGTCCCTATCAGAGGCAGTCAAGGTAGAAGAGATCGCTAATGATCCAGAAATGGTCAAGAAGACCAACGCTGTTAAGGAACGTCTTGAGAGCCTATCTGGAGAAACAAGCTTAAATGAAACAACCCTGTTGACTATCTTAAAGACACAGGAACTCGTAAAGGAAATCTACGACGATGGCAGTAACAGTTAGAATTGTCCCAATCCCAGAGCCGGTCAAGGTTACAATTAAGCCCAAGACCCCTCCTCCTACCGTAACCTTAGAACTAAACATTCGTAAGTCTCTAAGCGGAGATCTAATGATCTTCGACCACGGAGACATCGACATCGTTTTATCTGGAAAGGACAAGAAGATTACTGCGTTCCCTAAGCAGACACAGACTGATTTCACCTACGGCGCACAGAACCGCCTATTCAGTCACCTTGCCAGAAAGGGCATCGTCATTCCTGAGTCTATCCAAGGTGGTTCATTCTACGGCGCTATGGAAGCGCAACTACAAGAAGCAGCAGACGGCAAACTAAATGCCGCCAAGTTTGCGCTTGTAAGCATTGAGAAGTTTATCAAAGAAGAGAAGCCCTACTACGATAATGTAGAGGCAGTTGTGGCTGGTGTTGAAGACGAATACGCTGATCCCGATAAGACAGACTCTACCGAACTTGGCGAAGTCCCACACCACGACGAGCAAGGCTCTATCCGCAAGGGCTACATCCGAGACCCCTACACCTTCTCTTACATGTACACAATCTAGGAGACCGTTATGTCAAATGATATGAAAGTCATAATGGAAAACTGGGACAAATTTATTTTAGAAGAAAATGTGGATACATCAGTTCCTTCTAAAGTAATCGCATCTATGTTTGATTTTGATGAAATCGAAAAAAATGTTAAAGACGAAATAAATGATGAGCAAGATTTAAATGAGGTAATTGCAACAGGAATTGCCGTAAGTATTTTTATAAAATTGATTGGTGGTTTGGGTTTAGGTTCCCTTTTGTTTAAATTTGCTAATTGGATGAAAGAAGTATTTACTGGAACGCAAAGTCAGGTTTTTACAAAATGGGAAAAAGGACTTGAAGAGGCTACTAAGACACTAGGCACTTTAGGAATGAATAGGATTGTAAAACACTTAATAGATGCTAAAGTTGCCGATCCAAACCAAGCAAACGAATATAAAGAAAAAGTTGATTTTATCTCTGGATTTATAGTTTTTATAATCTGCGTAGGCGCAGCGGCTAATGAAATCTATAAAGGTGCTGAAGCAGCAGGAGGACTTTCAAATTTCTTTAAAGAATTAGCTCAGAAAGCAGGGATTACTGATTCATCAGCTATTCAATCATTGTACCAACTTTTTGAAAGTACATTAGATGTAGGAGAGGGCAGTTTTGATACAATTAGTTATATTAAGAAATCCCTCGCGTGGTTAAAAAATTATTTACAAGGTAACCCATAATGGAACTCTTATTATTCGTCCTAATCGCCTACGGACTAACACAAATTTTAGTCTATAGTGACATGCCCATACTAAAAAAACTACGCCCTCAGAAGCAATCCTACAGGGGCTACGGCAAGGTTTTTCACTGCCCTATGTGCATGGGATTTCACGTCGGATGGTTTTTAGTCCTGCTTTCTCCTTGGACCGAACTATTTACGTTTGACGTTACACTAGTCAATGCTTTCTTGCTTGGTTGTCTCTCGTCCGCAACATCCTATGTTCTCAATATGGTGTTCTCCGATGAAGGAATCATGATAAAGCACAACTACAAACAAGATAACTTTTTCGGAGAAGAATAATGAACAACTTTCTACTATCTAAATGGGGACTACAACCAGTCCGTCGTTGCTGTAAAGGCTCCTAACTCGCGCGGGTAACGCCCGCACTTTACTTTTGAGAGAATAAAAATGAAACTACTACGAGAATACTACGAACTATGTGAAGGCGGTGTTTGCCAAGACCTTCTTACCGAAGAGGAAAGAAGGGATGTCGCTAACGGAATGACTTACCTTGTGGGTAAGTTGCAAGAAGCCGACGTTCAGAACGGCAATGGTCGTGTCTACCCCTACAAGGTTTTAGCCCGAGAGGTTCAGAACTATCAGAAACTAGTGAAAGAAAACAGAGCGCTAGGCGAATTAGATCACCCCGATAGTCAGGTAATCAACCTACAGAATGCTTGCCACTTGGTCACAGAGATCTGGATGGAAGGCAACAACGTAATGGGTAAGATCAAGGTTCTTAACACGCCGTCGGGTCAGGTTCTTAAGTCTCTCGTAGAATCAGGCGTCAAGCTTGGCATTTCTTCTCGCGGTATGGGATCTGTTTCAGAATCAACAGGTAAGGTCGTTGTCCAAGAAGACTTCCAACTAATTTGCTTCGACTTTGTGTCAGAGCCTTCAACCCCTAACGCTTTTATGATGAAAGAGGGTAAAGAATACACTAATCAGGTCTTTACAAAAGCAGATCGCATCAACAGATTACTAAACGAAGTTTTGAAGGAATCATGAACAAAGAACAACTCAAAAAATTAATCAAGCCAGTCGTCAAAGAATGTATCCAAGAGGTGCTCATAGAAGAGGGACTTCTCACAGAGGTTGTGGCGCAGGTTGCCTCAGGCATGACACGCCAACCAATTGTCGAGAACAAGAAATCAAAAGACAACCTACTTAATGAAGACTTGCAAATGAAGCGCAAGACCCAAGAGGTGAATCAGAAGCTACAAGAGCATCGTAAGAAGTTACTTGATTCAATTGGCAACGAAGCTTTCAATGGAGTTGATCTTTTTGAAGGTACAGAGCCATTAAGACAAGGTGGCGCTGTGGGTGAAACACATAGACCAAATGTTTTAGGTGATGATCCTAATGATGCAGGTGTAGACATCAGTTCAATTATGGGTAATGCTGGTAAAATTTGGCAAGCACTTAAATAGGAATACAAATGAGCAAAAGAAAGGGCGCTAATGTAGTTGTAAATGCGCGTGAGTGTCGTGGCAACCACGAAAAGATGATTCGTAAATTTATAAAAAAGTGCAAGAAGGCAAAAATTCTTGAACAAGTTAGAGATAGAAGATATTTCAAGAAACCATCCGATGTCAAAAGACATGCAAAGCAGGCAGCTATACGCCGCCAAAAGCGTAATGTTTTAAAGCAAAAGGCTAAAGATACCGCTCGCGAAAGAAATAGTTGAGACTATTTATTTACGACTATGTAAATACGGAGGATTCTTATGTCAGTATTGAAAGCAACAAGCTGGGGTCGCACGAGAGGACCCAAAACTTTAGTAGGTGTTCAAGGTGGAGAAGTTGATGTTGTCACAGAGGCTTCTCTAGATGCTGTCACAGACGGATACGCTACAGAAAATCAAAGATACTTACACGTTATGTTGGTTGACAAGAATGTTAGCACCAACCTAACAGTTACTCTCTATGGCTACAATCACGCATTTGAAAAGTGGGCTCCACTTCACGCTATCGGTACCGACACAGCGCTGACTATAACAGTTGCTGATTCTGGCACTGCTGAAGGCTCTCAGTCAGCCGATGATCGTGAATTGAGGACTTTTGAAATTGTAGGTGTTGATAGAGTTGCTTTTGTTGGGACCACCGCAGATGTCAGATGTTATGCTGCTTGTAGCACATTCTAAAGGAGTTTTATAATGGCTCAATTTGGATGGGCATATGTCAATTGTGAAGACACAAGCACTGGTGGTCAAGCGGCTGGACCAACCGGCTCTTTACAATTTCTTACTGGAACAAATGCAACCAGTGGTTCAGCAAAATTAGTATTTTATACTTCTTCATATGGTGTTTATTCTCCCAACACGCTACTCCTAAGTGGAACTCTTGTTGTGCAAGGGGTTCTTACGGCAAGCACCTTTGTTGTAAATCAAACAGATACTATTTCTGGATCTACTATTTTTGGAAATAGCAATGATGACACCCATCAAATAACTGGTAGTCTTTACGTTGGTGACGCATCAAGTCCTTCAACTTTTCAAGTTACGCCTTCTACTAGTCAAATAATCACCCAAGGTCTAAGAGTAAATTACAGAAGCGTTACTTCTGCTGGAACTTCTTCTACAAGCGATTATATTCTTGGATTTGGAGGAGCAGGTGCTTTGGAGTATAGAATCCACTCAGCGTCTGATGCTGGTGTTGGTGCATTGTTGTTAGTAAAAGACGAGCTTTCTTCTAGAGGAGGTGCTATAACACTTTCGGCTTCAAGCGGAGATACTATTGATGGAAATGGTTTCTATGAAATAACTGGTTCTTCGCCTGCCATTAGCCTTTATTCAAATGGCACAAATTGGTTTGTATTCTAGTAATGGAGAGAGCTTCGTATGGCGAAAAATCACTTAACAGGAAATGTCAGGGCTCCATCTTACTTTGGTCCTTTAGGCGGAGAGCCAGCAGATAACATTATCTCTGGCTCTTTACATGGAGACGGAACAAACATTTCTAATGTTGCTAGGGTTACCGCGAATGGCACAACAGATTATGTAGTAACAATTGGCTCGACAGCACAAAGTTTAGTTGGAGAACCAAACCTAAGATTCAATGGAACTCGCTTATATGTTAACGCCCCTGTTACTGCTTCATCTTTACACATAACTGGGCTCTCAGCAGGAACAGCGACAAGTGCTTCTTATCTAGCAATAGATTCAAACAATGATATTGTTCTCACTTCATCAGCGGGCGGCTCCGGTGGCACTATCGGTCCCGCCGAAGATGGTGATTATACTGATGGACTTTACACAGATTTTACAACCAGTACACCAATTGGTACACCAATCGATCGCTTTAATGAAGTTCTCAAGATCCTAGCCCCAACTCCTGCCCCAGTTGTAAGAGCAATCAACGAACAATCAACTGATGGCGTGACTGCCAAACTTTCTTTTGGTTCCTCCTACCCAGTTACAGATTACACATCTTCTGGCACACAAGCAGGGTTTGACGCCGTAGATAGAAGCGGTAGTTACAGTGTTGCCACAAGTGGCTCAAACTTTAGACTTGGTGTTTACAGCAATGAGCAAGACATCACCGGCACAATTAACTACAATGTAGCTGAGAGTGTAACAAATGGAAATGTTGCTTATGCATCCGGTGCGTTTGGAAACGGAGAAACAGGAACTCTAAAACTAGAACTGAACGGAACAGTAATCCACTCAGTCGATCTTTCTGGATTTGCCGGAACAGGAAATCCAGCAACCGGCTCAGCAGAAAGCCTAACAAGCGGTTCAGGATTTGTCAACGTTTCTGTCACAGCATCAAGTTTTGATGGTAACGGATCCGAGTGGTACATCTTCAAACACAGAACAGCAAAATACCAGATTTCTTCTGGTAGCATGAAAACCGGCTGGAACTATCTCCGAGTTATCCACACTGTAGGCTCAACAGATAATGAAACAAATTACATCGAATGGATAAACGATCCTTCCGGTGCTGTTGATGATCTTGCGATCTCAAACCCAAGAATAGAAGACATCACGCTTGTTGGCTCAAAGTATCTCTCAGGTGTGCAATACAACACAAACGCTACAGCCAACTACAAAGCAGACATTCTCAATCTCTACAGAAATGTCTACGCTGCGTCAGGCACGCCTATTTCATTCAGCGTTTCTAACTCCTCAACACCATCAGCACAGTCAGTTCCCGACATCGGTGTATCCGAGGACAACACAAAAACTCTAGGAATTACCGGCTCACTAGATGTCAACGCAGACGTTGATAATCTCTTCAACGGAGCAGTTACAACAAACGTTACAGTAACCCACCCACTAAAAGCAACTATCTCAAGTACAGGATCTGCTACAACAGGTAACGGCTTCCTAGTTGATAATAGAACACTAGCTAGTACAAACACTAGCGAGAAGTTCCACGACGAATCTTTCCGTAAGACTTCAGGCTCTTACGACACCCAAGGTGCAGTCGATGCTGCCGCATCAATCTGGAACTCTCAGAACCACATGACAGGTGGCGGTGCTGCTGGTCACACCGATGGTCTACTCTACTTCAACCAGAGACTTTATAGCCCTGTTGATGGTGACATTCCTGCAAGTGGCGACTTTAGCTCGATTGCCAACACAGAAACAGGACAGCCAGATTACTCTGGCGTAACCGGAACTAGAACTTTCTTCCGTGTTCTCACTAACTCAAGCGGTGTTACCAAGAGAGACATAAAGGTAACTTCTACAAAGAACGCAACTTCTTATTCCAATGCTGCTCTCGATACATCCAACATTCACTTCTACGCCAAGATCCCAGCATCAACAGGCTGGATGGACATTTCACAGGACTTCGTTTACGGCAGTGTTACCGATGGCGATGGTGCTCTTATCGCTGGTGCAGCAAATGATACTGACTCAGGCAACAACGTACACCACATTACATTCGGCACAGCAAGTGTCGCAAACGGCGAATACATCGTTCTAAAAATTGAAGCCGATGAAAGTTGGGCTGGTTACATTTCACAGCTAGATTTCCAACTTGGGGCGACTATAAACACAGCCACTGAAGCGCCAGCCCTCGATGATGTAGATGCAAACAACTCTGGTGTATCTGATGCCAAGTTGTCATTTGGTGCTTCCAACACCATCTCAGGCTACAGCAACGCTACAGGTTCTTCGATTGGGCTTACTGATTATGATTCCAACGATCTGTATTCTCTAAGTGGTGATCGTCGTGGCGTGTTCTCAAGCAAGCCAACCTTGGCTGGAGAGCTAAACGAAGATGTCGGTAGTAATGGTAACAATTACCCTGCAAATGCTTTTAAAGATGCATACACGGGCTCACTTGTTCTAGAAGTCAACGGCACAGAAGTGCATTCCGTAGATTTATCTACTACTCTCAATGCTATTTCTAATGATTTCAACGGCAATGGTTCAGGTTTCAGCGTCTCTTCAGTTGGTTTCAGCACAACGACCGACGACATTCCAGACTACACAAAGCCCTATAGAACAGGTGACTACGAGATCGGAGCAAACGATCAGAACGTTGGCTGGAACTACGCGAGAGTAATTCATAGAATTGGCGGAAGCGACACAACAACAAACTATGTTGAGTGGACCGTTGACACAGATTCTACCACACTATCGACCGGCAGTCTAGAAATTACAAACTTTGGACACACAGATGTTTACTACCAGTCTGGCATTGGTTACTTTGCTTCTCGTCCAACTGGCTCTTATCTATACACAGCACAGAACGTCTACAGAAATGTCTACCAGAATGGAACAGCCGTTTCATTCCCAACTACAACAAACTGCTCTATTACGAACATAAGAATCAGCGGTAGTGGTGTTGCTACGCAAGACACAGCAGCATCTTCTGTTTCTCTTCCTGCCCTTAACGACACAACAAATTGTGAGCAGCAAGACATTCAAGTAACAGGAACAGTCCTATTTGATTCCCTCACCTCGATCTCTGGTGGTCTTGGGTTGTTCACTGATTACGACGTTGCCGTCACATCGAGAGTAATACACCCATTCAAGTCTACTCTCAACACTGACTCTCAGTCAAAGACCTCTTTCATGGTCTACTCTGGCTCTGTTGGCAGCACCAACCTAAACACCGACGAATACTACAACACAGAAACTTACAGAATTATTTCTGGCAACTACGCAACACAAGCCGACATTACCTCATCTTCTAATGTCTGGGATTCACAAAACTCTGTCAACGATGGTGCAACCTATCCTGCCTACAACGACGGCTTGGTTTCCGTAAATGGTTACCTTATCTCCCCATTCCAGATCGGTAATGCAGGCGACACAAGAAACGCTGCTGATGGCGGTTCTCTACAAGCACCACCATCAAACCCCAACTACTCCACTCTATCATCAAGTGTAAGAACAATCTACCGTTACTTCGAGAACAACACGGCAAATGATAGAAGCAGTGTCACGATCACCATGTACGGCTCTGGCTCACTTGTCAAGAAAGCAACCTCCCTCGGTGCAAACGGAAACATCTATCTAGAGGCCAAGATCTCTGGAAAGACCGCTTGGCTTGATGTTGGTACAGCTTACTCAAGCAACAATCCTCTAGTAGATGGTGCTGGTGCTCTCGATGGCGCTGCACCCGGAAACCCAGCAGTTAACATCTCAGCCGGTGGTACATCAGTTGTTTGTAACTTTAATGGCGAGTCGTTGCTTGGAACAGGTGGCGGAACTGAATTGGTTGTACTAAAAATTTCAGCCCATAAAGATTGGATTGGGTATTTATCTAGACTACAGGTGGCATACAGCTAATGGCAGTACCCGGAACAGGCTCGACCAACCAGACTCTAACGTTTGCCGCAGCAAAGAAGCTTGCGGGCAAAGCGCATACCTCTAACCTGAGAGAGATCTACAACGAGACTATTCCGTCTAACGTTCAGATAAATGTTTCTACAATTCTTGGCGAAGCAATTCCTCAGACTGTTACAACCGACACTCTTTATCAAAGGTTTAGTGCTTCCGATGGTGGACCAACAGTAGTAGAGTATGTTGAATTCTACGTTCAGTCTATCGCTGGCACAACTTACGATGCTAATACAGGATCGTTTGGTGATGTTGGTTTTGGTGGTGGTGATGAGGCACAAACATCTGGTCCACACGGCTATCAGCTTGTCCTAACAAGCAGTTACGAAGCAAGCTCCTCTAACCCTGCTGCTGGCACTGGTTTCTTTGTTGATAATCAAGTTATTCATCAAAGTAACGGCGGACTACAACTTGTAAACCCCTCGTTTGGTCCGCAGACAGGAAACAACTACGGTCTCCAGATCTATACAGCACACCCTGATGACGGAGGGTTGCAGATTCCAACAACAAGCCCAATTGAGTGGTCGCCCGACTACTACAATGGCGTCATCTTTGTTCAGGATTATATATCGACTGCTGTTCCAACTTACGCTCGCGGCTTCATCTACATCGGTAAATACACAGACACTCTCATCACAGAAGCTTCTGGATCTGGCGGGTCAATCACAGTAAAGGACGAGGGCTCAGATTTAACTACAAGCCTGTCATCTCTAAACTTTGTTGGAGCAGGCGTAACAGCAACAAACTCTGGCGATGATGTAACAGTAACCATCACCGGCAACACCCTATCAAGAAACGCAATTACATCCACAACAACCTCTTCAGTTAGTAACACTATTCTTGGTATCTCGGCATCTGCTGACTTAGAAGTGCGCTTGCCAGCAGCTTCTGGGTTTACTGATGGACAAAGTTTTATTATTAAAGATGAAGGTGGTAATGCGGATCTTCACACAATCACAATTCTACCCACGGGCGCGGACACAATTGACGGAAGGAATTCATTAGTTTTAGAATCTCCTCATGCAGCTTTGCGGCTTTACACAGACGGATCTTCTAAGTTCTTTATCGTCTAGTAGCTTACATACTATTTATAGATGTAGAGGTATTGGTGTATCTATACCTATACACTTTCCATTTACTTAGGAGGATTTTATAAATGGCTTACAAATTTCAGTTGGGCGTAGCCCGACTAAGTGGTTCAACCACATTTGAAGAAGCTCTCATTGGTGAGAGCACTATTTCTGGTTCAGGACAGCTACAAGGTGCTTCTGTTGCTGTTGACGGCGCTGTCACTGGTGGTTCTTTGACTGACGGTACTGCAACACTATCTTCAGGAGGCTTAACACTTGCTGGTGCTCTTGGTGGTGCCACCACAATCTCTGGTTCTGGTGCTATCTCTGGTGGTTCTGTCTCGACCGATGGCGCTGTCACTGGTGGTTCTTTGACCGATGGCTCTGCAACATTAACCGCAGGCGGTCTAACACTTGCTGGTGCTCTTGGTGGTGCCACCACAATCTCTGGTTCTGGTGCTATCTCCGGTGGTTCTGTCTCAACCGATGGCGCTGCATCTGTTGGCTCCCTTGATGCTAACAGCGGCGGTATTTCCAACGCTGGCGCTATCGCAGGTGCTACCTCAATTGATGGCTCTGGTGATCTAACTATGGGTACCATCACTATGACTGGCTTTACGGTCGATGGAAGCGGGCATCTTTCCGCTCAGCAGATTACAGGATCTATTATTTCTGGTTCTGGACCAGTTTATGGCTCACTTCTTTCAACAGATGGTCTTGTTCAGGGTGGCTCCATTGAGTCTACTAGCACTATCTCTGGTTCAGGCAACATTTCCGGTGGTGGACTTGAAATTGGTGGTGGAACTATCATCACTAACCTTGCTGGTTCTGGTTTGACTGTATCCGGAAATAGCCTAACCGTTTCTGCTAATGCTGTTACAGCTATTACAGATGGCAGCGCCCTCACCGCTGGTATTAACTTCATGACCGCTTCTGCTGATGGTGTAGCTGTAACTCTACCAACCGGCAGTGGACTATCTAACGGAGATACCTTTAGAGTGAAAACAAGAATGGCAGAGGGCGAGACCTTTACCATTACTCGTACAGGTACAGATGTTATCGATGCTACAGAAACTTCTATTACCCTAGAGTCTCCCGGTGCAGCAGTCGATCTAGTCTACATTGGTCTTGGTAGTTTCATCATCCTATAGTATTTTCGATTGCTATTATTTGGATGCCCTCCTTTATGGGGGGCATCCTTTTTTGTATTGACTATTTATTGAGAACATAAAACAAAAGGAATTTTGTATGGCTTATAACGTTATCAAAGGAAATGTTGAGTTCAGCGGACCAACACAAGGCACAATTGAGGACATGGTTGATGACCACTCTGATCAGACTATTGGGGGCACAAAGACTTTCTCCCAAATGGTTACAGCATCTTCTGGGCTCTCTGCCTCAATCTTTTATGGTGATGGCTCACAATTATCTGGTCTCACATCCTCGCCTATTGACACCTACAACTCATCAGGAGATAACAGAGTTCTTACTTCAGTTGATTCTACGACAGTTCAGGGCGAAGCCAATTTGCTATTTGATGGTTCTCTGCTAACCGTAACAGGCGCAATCTCTGCGTCTTCTACTATTTCCGGTTCAGAGTTCTATGGAGACGCTACTGGCTTGACAAACGTTGGGGCAACAAACATAAATCTTGGTCAAGGTCTAGAAGATGATGGAAGCAATAATGTAAGAATCAAGTTGGACACTGCGCCTGCTCTTGCACGCGCAAATTCAGGCGTCAAAGTTGATCTTTCAGGTTTAGGTACAATGACATCTGGAGATTTAGAGATAACAGACACAATGTTAGTTTCAGATTCCGGTGTAAATAAGTCAATAACAATGGCAAACTTGACAACTTACTTTGGTGATGCAATCCCAGATACTTCGCCTGCTGGACTCAATACACAGATACAGTTCAACGATGGTGGTAACTTTGGTGCTTCATCTAATCTAACGTTTAGTTCTAACACTCTTTTCGTAACCGGCTCAACTATCCTAAATGGTACAGCATCAACAGCCAACATAATGCCATTAGCCGACGAGCAGTATGACATCGGTGATACGGATACTCGTTATGAAAATGCTTTCTTCAATTTTATGGACGGAGCGGTTGCATTTACCGGCGTTAACGACGAAGGTGCTGATCTGGTAAAAGGTAATGTTGTTTATCTCAAGGGCGTTTCAGGAAACACGCCCACAGTTGCTCTCGCTGCTTGTGATGATCCAGCCAAGATGCCAGCGTTTGGTTTTGTTGCCGATGGTTCTATCCCAAACGGACAACCAGTTAGAATCGCAACATTTGGTAGGCTAAACGGAGTAGATACATCTGCTTTCTCTCTCGGAGATACACTTTACGTTCAGACTGGTTCTGGTGGCGTATCTGGTAGTTTTACAAATGTTGCCCCGACTGGCTCTGGCAATCTACTACAAAACATCGGCAAAGTTGCAAAGGTCGATGCGTCTGGTCTTATCAGAGTTGGTGGTGCAGGCAGAACAAACGCAACGCCAAACTTAGATAAGGGTTATCTATTCATCGGTAACGATTCGGACCAATCTGTTCAAGACAACACAATCTTTGTCTCTTCATCTCAGAACAGAGTAGGGATAAATACAACAACCCCAGAACAAGACCTAGACGTTAATGGAAATTTAAAAACCCAAGGTTCTGTATTTGTTTCTACTTCGGTCCACACTGCAAGCTATTCCATAGTGATAGGAGACGAAATAGTTATAATGAACAATTCTTCTGTTGCAACCGCTAGTTTGCCAACTATTGGCGCAAGTGATATTGGGCTTACATTGACAATCAAGAGAACAGGAACAGGCGAAGTTCATGTCTCTGGTAGTGACACAATCGATAGTGTTGCAACAAAAGATCTAACACCACAGGGCGCGTTTATGGAAATCGTTGCCGCAGACTTTGGTGGATCAAATTATGGTTGGGCTATTATCGCTAAAAGCGGCTCTTTCTAGTGCGTTTACTATTTATTGTTACTAGTTAGATTGAAAAACTATTATTATAGGAGTTTTTGTTAATGTCTTCACTATTAGAGCAAGCAATTGTAGACGCCAAGGCGTTGAAGGAAGCCGCAATGAAAAATGCGGAAGCCACCATTATCGACAAGTATTCAGAAGAGGTCAAGTCAACCCTCAACCAACTTCTTGAGCAGGATGAGCTTGGTGCCCTTTTAGGTGGTGACGAACCCTCTGCCGACGCCGAAGGCGCTATGGAAGAGGAAGTCAATGCTGACGAGATTGCAGAAGGTGTCCCCGACGCTTTCACAGAAGACGTTGCTGAACTCGACGGCGTAAACGAAGGCGACGAGACAGAGGTTACTGTTGACTTTGCCGAACTTGCCGAGGCTCTAAAGCAACTTCGTGAGGGTGTCGAAGAAGAAACACTAAACGAAGAAGATGAAGAAGAAGCAGACGAAGAGCCAATGGATGAAGAACTCGAACTTGACGAAGAGTCCATCATGGAGATGGTCGCTGCTATGCTTTCCGAAGAAGAGGAAGAAGTCGAAGAGGGTGTTATGAAAGGTCCCACAGGTGATCTCAAGGATGTGCCCGGAAGCGAGGCTGCGAGCGTGGAACGCACGAAGAAAGCGAAAGCCGCCCGGAGACAGAAAGAACTAGAAAGATCTCACTATGGCAAGGGCGGTGACCCCCGACGTAAGGGTCTTGAAGAAGACGAAGATCTTTACGAGGAACTCTCCGATGACATGCTTGATGCAATTATGGAAAAACTTACCGTAGACATGGGTGCTACGCTCTCTGGTTGGGCTGGTCGTTCTGACGACGACATGAAGCACCAGATGGAGCTAGAGATGGCACACCGCCGCAGCACCGAGGTCGCAGAAGAACTCGAAGCACTTAAGAAGGCTCAAGAAGAGCTAGTGTTCGAGAACAAGAAACTAAAAGAAAATCTTTCCAACTACCAAGGAGTAGTTGAATCACTTAAGGAAAACGTGCAGGATGTAAATCTTAGTAATGCGCGTCTCCTTTACACCAACCGCACGCTGAGAAATACCTCCCTGAATGAGCGACAAAAAGAAAGAATTGTCGAAGCGATTTCTAAGGCTGGTTCGGTTGAGGAAGCGAAGACAATCCACGAGACCCTTCAAAGCACAGTGGCGTCCACTCCCCAGAGAGGACCACAATCACTAAGCGAAGCTATCACCCGTCCAACTTCCATTATCCGTGCATCTCGCAAGGAAGAGCCCAAAGTGGATCCTTTCCAAGCAAGAATGCGTAAACTAGCAGGTTTAGAATAAATCAAAAATTTAAGGAGGATTTATAATTATGTCTAGTATTGTTGAAAGATTGACCGAAGGCGTTGTCAATCGTGATATGCGTGCTGAGTCCCACGCTCTTCTTACCAAGTGGAAGAAGACCGGTCTCCTAGAGGGCATTGAGTCCGAGCGTCAGCAGAACTCAATGGCTCGCCTACTTGAGAACCAAGCCAAGGAGCTACTCCGCGAGAGCACCACTCTCGGCGCTGGTTCAGTCGAGGGCTTCGCCGCCGTCGCATTCCCAATCGTTCGCCGCGTTTTCGCTGGTCTTATCGCCAACGATCTCGTCAGCGTTCAGCCAATGAGCCTCCCCAGCGGACTCATCTTCTTCCTTGACTTCACCTTCTCCGGTGATCTTGGTGAGAGTGGCTCCCAGACCGATCGTCTCGGTAACCGTGTTGCCAAGTCAATCTACGGTACCAACCAAGTTGGTTCCGAGGTTGTCGATGGTGTTGATCTAGTTGACGCTACCAACAAGCGCGGCTTCGGTGGACCTCTTCGTGATGGCGCTACCGGCTACGCTTACGCCAGCGCAACTGGTTCAAACAGCACCACTGTTGCAAGTGATACCACCAACGCTGTTCTTAGAACCTTTATACTTGATGGTGCAGTTAGCGATGCTGACAAGAAGAAGATTCAGTACGACCCCGATCTTCTCTCCATTACTGACAGCACCTTTGGTGTTGCTGTTCTTGATGTTTCAACTGCAGATCACGATTCAGCACTCGGTGACCCTGACTTCAACAACCTTTCAGCGTTCGTGCTTGCACCACTCGCTAGAGGTTCAGACCGCGCGAGAACCCTAAGTGATACCTTTATCACTGCACTTGCGAACCACGGTGGTATTACTTCAGGCTCACTTGACACCAACAATGTTGACCAGATCCGTCGTTTGACCACCCGCGTTTCTAATGCAGACAGCATGTTGGCTTCTGATGGCGGCGAAGCAATTCGTTACGTCATTATCGGTGGAAGCTCTGTTGTTACCGCCGAATCGGCTGCTGCAGTCGTTGGTACCACCCTTGCTGCTGCTGACTTTGTTTACCCACTACAGGATCAGATTGATGCTGCTAGCACCGTAGGCGCAGTCGTTGGCGACCTCTTCCCACTTGAGAAGAACGCTGACATTCCAGAAATCGACATCAAGGTCGATTCCATCGCGGTCACCGCTCAGAGCAAGAAGCTCAAGGCTAAGTGGACCCCAGAGCTAGGTCAGGACCTTAACGCATACCACAACTTGGATGCTGAGGTTGAGCTTACCTCAATCCTCTCCGAGCAGATTGCTCTAGAGATTGACCGTGAGATCCTTGCTGACCTCGTTAACGGTGCCACCGCTGCTACCCGTTACTGGAGCCGCGCTCCCGGTCTCTTCGTTGATTCCAACGGAAACGAGCTAGGTGCAACTTCTGCTGCTCCTGACTTCACCGGTACCGTCTCTGAGTGGTACGAGACCCTCGTTGAGACCATCAACGATGTCTCCGCACAGATCCACCGTAAGACTCTACGTGGTGGTGCTAACTTCGTCGTCTGCGGACCCGAGGTTGCCAACATCCTTGAGTTCACCGCTGGCTTCCGTGCAAGCGTCACTCACACCGATGAGAAGGGCTCCATCGGCGCTCTCAAGGTCGGCTCACTCAGCAAGAAGTTTGATGTCATCGTTGACCCCTACTTCCTACGCAACGTTTTACTAGTTGGTCGTCGTGGTGCTAGCTTCCTCGAAAGCGGCTACGTCTATGCTCCATACGTCCCACTACAGACTACCCCAACAATCTTCGGACCAGAAGACTTCGTACCACGTAAGGGCGTTATGACCCGTTACGCGAAGCAAATGGTTCGTCCAGATATGTACGGTCTAGTCGTTGTACGTGGTCTCCTAGGTGAGTCTGGCGCTTGATAGCTAACTAACCCAAACTAAGCCCCCCGCCATAAGGCGGGGGGTTTTTTTATTGTGCGAGGCTTTTAATAAAATACCATACTATTTACTACGAATTCGCGATGTTATACATCGAGTATTAAAGCATATTTAAAAGGAGATTATAATATGGCTAAAGTAGGAAGAGCGGCTTACAACGCTTCTAAAATGAGAGTTGAGACTATCACTCCAACTGCTGATGGTACTACATCAGCTTACACTAAAGAAATTGGAACTGCTGAAACTGGTGAGGTTTACTTTGTAGACATTAGCACATACACAGCTAGTATTAAGTTGCCTACTCCGGTTGCTGGCTATTACTTCAGAATTGTTTTGGCAACAGCTTCCAATAACGAGGCTACCAAAGATCTAATTATCACAACTGGAGATGATGATGTTGATATGGGTGGTTCTATTGACGCTGGAGGCACACCCTTTGAAGTTACTGAAAACACTTCTAAATTGACTTTTGACACTTCCGCTGGTGCCGCAACTGTCGGAGATTACGTTGAATTTCATTGTGATGGTACTGATTGGTATGTTACTGGCATGACATTCAACACCAGTACCATGGCTAAAGCAGATAGCATTTGATAAGAGGTAACTAATGGGTCGTAGAAAGAAAAGAGCGAGACTCCTCGCACGCAAAGAAAGACTTCTGGGTTCCCCGGAGGTCGCTCCTGTTGTTGAGCAAGCACCAGTTGTAGCCGAGGCTGCACCTGTTGTTGAGGAGGCAGCAGTAGTTGCCGCTCCAGTTGTTGAAAAACCAGTTGTTGAAGAGCCAGTTGTCGAAGAGCCAGTTGTCGAAGAGGTGCCAAAGGTTGCAAAGCCTGTTGCCAAGAAAACAACCAGAGCAAGAAAGACAACCACAACACGTAGAAAGACCACCGCAAAGAAAACTACAGATAAAAAATAATATTGCCTCCTTTTTCAATATTCCCCCCTACTCATTGTAGGGGGGGTTTTTGTTTATGCTGTCACTATTTACTACGACTAGGAGGCTCTATGAATGCCCACAAACTTACAACCACTTTCCGAGACTAGCGCAGTAATTCTTTCATCTACTGGTGATCCGTCAGCAGTAGCCGCAGCAGTCCCGTTTGGAATCTACAGTGATTCACAATACTTTCTTACTGGTGCTGCAAAGCAAGTAGATTTTGTTTACAAGCGACTTGGTGGCGATGTTGTTGATATCGAGCTTACAAATGCAAATGTTTATGCTGCATACGAAGAAGCAGTTCTAGAATACTCATACATCCTCAATATGCACCAAGGCAAGAATGTTCTTTCTGATGCGCTTGGAAAGGCTACAGGCACATTTGACCACAATGGCGACAGCCTCTCAGGACCAGATGGCGTAAACTTACAGTATACCAAGATTACCCTATCTTATGCCAACAAGGTTGGTGACGCAATGGCAACCATGGCTGGGTTTGGTGGAACTACTCCAATCTACTCCGCTTCTTTCACAACTGTTAAAAATCAGCAGGACTACGACCTTCAGTCAATTATTTCTTCTGCTTCTGACACAGGATTAGACGACGCGGGTAATGCAGTGCCATACGCTGGAAAAGTTGGAGACTCCAGAGTAATCATTGATAAGGTTTTTTATCGCTCTCCAATCGCGATGTGGCGCTTCTATGGCTACTATGGTGGTATGGGCGTTGTGGGCAACTACTCAACCTATGGCCAATATGCCGACGACTCTACATTTGAAATTGTTCCAACATGGCAGAACAAACTACAAGCCATCATGTACGAAGATTCCCTTTTCACAAGAACCTCCCACTACTCTTATGAGATTATAAATAACAAGCTAAGACTCTATCCAACTCCACGCGGAGAGGATAACTTCGCTGGTTATCTTGATCGTGTTTGGGTTCGCTTTAGGATTACAGACAACTCTTGGGGTGAGAACGGAGACACTAACACAGGCGTAAACGGCGTCAACAACATAAACACACTTCCATTCGATAACATTCCTTATCAGAACATAAACTCTATGGGTAAGCAGTGGATTCGCAACTATGCTCTCGCTTTATGCAAGGAAATGCTAGGACAAATTCGTGGTAAGTTCCAGTCTGTTCCAATTCCCGGCGAGTCTGTTACGCTCAACTATTCTTCCCTTCTATCCGAGGCACAAAAAGAAAAAGATGACCTACGACAGAAGTTAACAGACATGCTGAAGGAAATCGAATACCCAGAACTCGCAAAGAAAGAACAAGAGAAGGTTGTTGCAGCAGAAGAAACTCTTCGTCGCTCACCACTACCTATCTTTGTAGGATAACTAAATGTCAGATAACGAATGGTCTAGACCAGCATCACCACCTCCTCCACTCTTTCTTGGTAAGAAGGAGCGCGATCTTGTCAAGCAAGTCAATGACGAACTTGTAGAAAAGGTAATCGGACAACAGATCCTTTACTATCCTATTGATCTCGAAACAACAAACTTCCACGAGCTTTATGGCGAGGCAATAGAAAAAACATTCCTACCACCCGTAAGAATTTACGCACTCGTTAAGTTTGATAATGAAGACACAACCTACCTAGATTCAGTGGGGATAGATAGCGTTTCACAAATTACCGTCCATTTCCATAAACGCAGACTAACAGAAGACCAAGACGTTTTTGTAAGAGAGGGAGACTTCGTTCTCTATGGAGATCTCTACTACGAGATTATGAAACTCTCAACACAAAGAAAACTATTCGGTCAAGTAAACCAAACATTTGAAGTGTCTGCTCTATGTAAGAGAGCACGCAAGGGACTATTCGATGCTACCTGATAACTTTGATTTCGCACAACTCCCAGAAGACCAGAAAGAGTTTACCCTACAAGAGATAGGGATGCTTGCTTCTCGAATTGAAGACATCGATTATGCGATGATGTCTTGGATTAAAGAAGACCTTGGCTTAACAACATTAACCAATGAAGGCTACAAGAATGTCCCTGTTCTTTGGCAAACACCCGAGCGTACATTTCAAATCAAGAATAACAAAGATCTGCGAGATCCAAATAACAATAATTCTGGTGCTATTGTCTTGCCTGTAATCACAGTTGAAAGAACTACCATAACCAAGGATCCAACTAACAAGGGTGGTTTTCAAGCTCACATATTCTCTAATAAGCGTAATGGCAGGACTGGACGTATGACCATTGCTAAGCGTATTAAGCAAGATAAGACACGAAACTTTGCTGTTGTAAACAATACTCGCACAAACACGTCAGGAACTAGGCAAAAATTCTTCCCGAGAGAGAACAAGAAGGTCGTTATTGAAACCCTTTCAATTCCTATCCCTATCTATGTGAATCTCGACTACAAGATCATAGTCAAGACAGAATATCAACAGCAAATGAACGATCTTACCCAACCCTTCATGACGAGAACAGGACAAATAAATTCATTTGTAATGCGTAGAAACGGACATCTATACGAAGCATTTATCGACCAAGGTTTCAACCAGTCTAACAATGTCGCCAATCTAGGTGAAGACGAAAGACAATTCACCAGCGAAGTAAACATCAAGGTACTAGGATACCTAATTGGTGAAGGAAATAGTGACGACAGACCTATCGTAACTAAAGAAGAGAGCATAGTAGAGGTTGCTTTCCCAAGAGAAACAGTAGTTCCAGCAGGTAACGACAACTTTTTTATGGACTAATCACATCCTGAAGTGTTTTGAGAAACAACAATACTATTTAAACATGATTGATGATGCTTTATAGCATGTTTATTTAAAAAGTGAGGAATACCTAATGCCCGTAAAAAACTTCAAATTTGTATCTCCCGGTGTGTTTATCAACGAAATTGATAACTCATTCCGCCCCCGCAGACCTGACGCTATTGGTCCAGTAGTCATTGGACGCTCTGTTCGAGGTCTCGCAATGCAGCCAGTCAAGCTAGAATCATTTTCTGACTTCCTGACCATGTACGGAGATACTGTTCCCGGTAACGCTGGTGGTGATGTTTATCGTGATGGCAACTACCAATCACCAATGTACAGCACCTATGCAGCCAAGGCATTTCTAAACGCTTCAGTTGCTCCTGTAACTTTTGTTCGCCTTCTTGGCTCAGAGCATAACAGCGCTACCGACGCTGGTAAGGCTGGTTGGAAAACTACTGAGAACCCAGATGCACAGACATTTGCGCAGCTAAACTTATACTTTAGTGGTATGCCATCTGTACACCAACATTTGCAAATAGACGCTGCCGGTGTTGATTACTTAGTCGTTTTCAACGATAGTGGCTCTACTAGTACCACTTTCGACGCTAATAGAACAGCATCAGTCGATGTTGATTCTGTAGATGTTACTACTGTTGCTGTTGGTGATGCTTTGTACACTCTATACAACAGCGCACTCTCAGATAACTATGATGTAATCACTGGCTCTGATGAACAGGGTACAAGAATTAGATCAAAGGTTGGTCTCGACCATGCCAACTTCAATGTCACTACAGCTTCCTACACCAGTGTTTCAAACTTGGTTGTAACTGATGTTGATGGCGCAGGCTTACTAACCGACAACGGCGGTGCTTACGGTCTCTGGGTATTCCCATCAAGCTCCAACGATACTTGTGGAACCGGTGGCGATAACACCGACAATCTTGGTTCAGCGATGCTAGGTGCAGTTTGGTACATGGATCAGGATAGCCAGATTAGACTTTCTGGCTCTCTTGCTAACAGTGGAGTCAAGGCAGAAGGTATCGGTATGGTAATTGAGTCTGATACTAGTGGGCTGTTTACCGCTACTATCAAGGGTTCTAAGGTTACAGGCGATGCTGATGAAAAGTTCTCCTTCAACTTTGACGATACCGACCAGAGATTTATTCGCAAGGTATTCAATACAAATCCCCAGCTTGTTGAAGGAAATTTCTATGAAGGCTCACTAGAGCGAAACTACTGGCTTGGTGAGACATTCGGTCAAGAACTTCGCGAAGGTCAGGATGAAGTTGGATCTATCACTGGTAGCACCGGAGACGAGATTCAGTCCAAGAAAATGTTTGGTGTTATTCTTCCAATCAGAAATGGTTCCAGTGGACCCAACAGCATGAACATCCCAACCCAAGAAGCTCAGACTGGCTGGGTTATTGGTCAGGATATCGGTGATGCTGGTTCTTGGGTACCAGAGCAGGCATACAAGCTATTCAAGCTCAAGGGTCGCGGTCACGGCGAGTGGCTACATAAGAACGTCAAGATTTCAATCGAGAAAATTCGTTACTCTGGTACACAGACCAGCGACTTTGGTACTTTCTCTATTGTTCTTCGCTCACTAACTGACACTGACGCTAACCCAGTTGTTCTAGAGAGATTCGACAATGTAACTCTTGACCCACGTTCACCAAACTACATTTCAAGAGTTATTGGTGACCAGTACTACGAATGGAACGAGTCAGAAAGAAGACTAAGACTATACGGTGAGTATCCAAATCAGTCCAAATTTGTATATGTCAGTGACATCAATGAGGGCAACATTCAGAATGCCAACTCACTTGTTCCATTCGGCTACTACGGTCCTCCCAACTTCACATCAATTACTGATTGGAGTGGTTCTGCAAGCGACGATGCCCTAACTAACAGATACATCGATGCAGCCAACGACTTTGGAGCAGGTTTTGACGGTCTACTATCAGGCTCAACAGGTAACTTCACTGGCTCCCTACTTTGGCCAGCAGTAAGACTACGCCACTCAGCTTCAGATGGTGGTCTTTCCGACCAGACAGACGCTTACTTCGGTATGCAGACCACAAGAACTCGTGGCAGCAGCCGTGGTGACAGATCAGTTCTTGATTACCACAGAAGATGGATTAGTGAGCTTGGAAACTGGGGTAGCGTTGCAGGTGCTGTCCAGCAAGATTACATCTTCACTATGGATGACATTATAACCGGAAGCGTCGGTGCCTTCTACTCATCCGGTTCACGCGCTACCGAGACAAGCTACACTGCTCAAGCAGGTAAGACCTATAAGGATCTTATTGACCTTGGTTACGACCAGTTCACAATGCCTCTTTGGGGCGGCTTCGATGGATTTGACATCACCAAGCCAGACCCACTATACAACGCTGGTATGACTGCAACTGCCACAGATACTACAAGCTACATCTACAATACTTACAAGCGCGCTATTGATACAGTTGCTGACCCAGAGTTTGTAGATATGAACTTGCTAGCAATTCCCGGTCTAACTAAGGAAGGTCTAACTACACACATGGTTGATGTCTGTGAGGCACGCGCTGACGCTCTTGCCCTAATCGACCTCCCCGGTGTATACCTCCCAGCCCACGAGCAGTACGAAGCAGATATCAAGGATCGACAGACCAAGAGTCCATCACAGGCAGCAAACGAACTTCGTACTCGCCAGATTGATTCATCCTACGGTGCTACATTCTACCCATGGGTACAGACTGTAGACGAGGGTACAGGTCAGGCACTTTGGGTACCACCTACTGTTGCCATGATGGGTGTTCTTGCAAGCTCCGAGAGATCATCACAAATCTGGTTTGCTCCAGCAGGCTTCAACAGAGGTGGCCTCTCCGACGGCGCAGCAGGTATCCCTGTCACTAGCGTCTCACGCAGACTAACCTCCAAGGAGCGCGACGTTCTTTACGAAGCACGCATTAACCCAATCGCCAGCTTCCCAAGCACCGGTATCGTAGTGTTCGGTCAGAAGACCCTACAGGAGCGCCCATCTGCTCTAGACCGCATCAACGTGCGTCGTCTAGTCATCTACCTCAAGAAGCAGATCTCCATCCTTTCTACTCAGATTCTCTTTGAGCAGAACGTACAGGCAACTTGGAACCGCTTCAAGGGTCTCATCGAGCCATTCCTTGCAAACGTCAAGACTCAGTTCGGTATCACTGATTACCGTCTCATTCTAGACGAGAGCACCACAACACCTGACCTTGTAGACCAGAATGTTGTGTACGCTAAGATTATGATTAAGCCAGCCAGAGCAATCGAGTACATCGCTATCGACTTCATCGTTGCTTCAACTGGTGCATCATTTGACGATTGATAAATGGGGGCTTTTGCCCCCACCTACTACTTATTTATGAATACACAGGAGAACCTAAAACATGCCATTCTGGTCAACTAATTTCGGACAAAACTCTACTCTAAAAGATCCAAAGCGCAACCATAGATTCATCGTTGAATTTGGTGGCGTTGCTGCTACCCCCGGTGGTGCTGTAGCTTGGTACGCCAAGACTGCTGCAAAGCCTTCATTCACCATTGCAGAAAATGAGCATAAGTATCTAAACCATACTTTCTACTATCCCGGTGGTGTAACTTGGAATCCTGTTACAATTACCATGGTTGATCCAGTTGATCCAGACATGACTGCTACTTTCTCTGACATTATTGTTAACGGCGGCTATGCTCCCCCAACTGATGTTACGACTCTTGGTACAATGTCAAAGGCCAAGGCAGCTACTTCACTTGGTCAGGTTACCGTTACCCAGATTGACTCCGATGGTAACGCACTAGAAACTTGGACTCTTTGGAACCCCTTCATTCAGGACATCAAGTATGGCGACTCACTAGATTACGGTAACTCCGATCTAACTGAGGTCTCTATCACCCTTCGTTATGATTGGGCAAGAGTCGAAACCGCTAGCGATTCCAAGAAGGCTGGTTCAACTGGTCAGAGAGAATTCTTCAAGGTATAATTTAGACAATATAAAACGCGAGGTGTAAATTGTCAAGAAATCAGGATCGCCTAGGCGGCGTTCAACAGCCTGACACGAGCCCCCCACCCCAGCAGGGTGGTGGGGGTTTCTCGTTTGTAATTCCCACAGAGTTTGTGGATTTACCATCCCAAGGTCGCTTTTATCCACAAAGACACCCACTACATGGGAGAGAATCAATTGAAATCAAGCAGATGACTGCGAAGGAAGAAGACATTCTCACTTCCAGATCTCTACTAAAGAAAGGCGTAGCTGTCGATAGATTAATCGATAGTATCGTAGTGGATAAAAATATATCTACCAAGGACCTGCTTATTGGCGATAGAAACGCTATTCTAATTGCAGCTAGAGTTTCTGGATATGGTAGCGAATATAAAACACAAGTTCAATGCCCTGCGTGTGAAACAAAGCAAAAGTATGCATTTGATTTGAATGATGCTACCATAGAAGAAGGTGGGGTAGGTGATGATACTGATACCATAGATAATGGTGACGGAACAATTACTTGCTTCTTGCCAAAAACAGATGTAAAAGTTGTTGCAAGATTACTAACTGGCAGGCACGAACCAAACATAACAAAGGTATCAAAGTCTGATCAAATTATCTCTAAGCAATTAGAAGCCATTATTGTTAGTGTTAACGACGACCGGTCTCATAATGCTATCAGATATGTTGCCAACAATATTCCTTCTATGGATTCTAGATATCTTAGAAATGAATTAAAGAAGGCAACACCTAACATTGATCTAACTCAGGAGTTTTCTTGCGAAGAGTGCGGACACACGCAAGAAATGGAGGTGCCGCTCACGGCGGACTTTTTTTGGCCTGACCGAAGAGTATAGTGAAGCAATATACGAACAGATTTTTTTCTTGAAGCATAGTGGTGGCTGGAGTTTTTCTGAAGCTTACAGCCTGCCTATAGGGCTCAGAGACTGGTTTGTTCAGCGGACTATCAAACAACTTGAGATGGAAGCAGAAGCAGTCAGAAATGCTTCACAGGGTGGAAGTGGAAAAACTCAAACTTTGACAGCTAACAACCAGCCAAATATGATTAAGACTTTCTAGACTGGCAGCTTGGGCTGCCTTTTCTTTTTGACACCAGCCTATTTATAGAGAGAGGTACTATTCTATGGCTGATCCTTTTGGAGGCGATCCTTTTGACCCCCCGGCACCTGACCCGACGTTAGAGCGACTTCGGGGACTTGCTAATGAGTTTTCTAAGCTAAAAAGAGAACTTGAGGATACTGGTACCCAAACAATTGAGAATTATAAGCAGGCTGCTGGTGAAGCCACAGAGCTTGGTAGACAATTAGATAGAGTTCTTGAAAGCAGAAAAAAAATTCTATCAACTCTTAACTCTGAAATTGAAGCTTTAGAAAAAGAGGCAGCAACATCTTCAACAATTGAAAAGAAACAAGAAGCTAAAAGAAAACTTATCCAAAAGCAACTTGAACTTGAAAAAGAAAAAGCAAGACAGTATTCTGATCAAGCAGAAAAACTAGAAGAAATCAACAAAAATCAAGAAAAGCTAAATAAAAAAGTAAAAGAGAATACTGACCAGCAAGAAAAAGTAACAAAAGAACTACAAAAACAAAAAGAAGAAACTGATCAATTAAAAAAAAATCTAGATGCTATTGATAATAGTTTTTCTAGTGCCCTTAGTTCCATTAAAAGGATTGCATCTGGAGATATCGCTGGAGGACTCAGAGGTGTCGCTGGCGATATGTTTGACATAGCCAAAGTAATGGCAAAAAGCAAAGAAGGTGAAGGAGGATTTTTATCAAAAATTCTAGATCCAGTTGGAAGCATAGCCAAGGGTCAAATGGAGAAATTAAGTAAAGATCAGGCAAGTCGATTAGCTAAAATGTCTGGTGACTCTAAATCAGTTGCTGGTGCAGCTTCAGAAGCCGGAAAAGCCGCCGAAGCAGCATCGAGTTCAGTTGAAGCAGTTGGAACTGCCGCAGAAGCTGCCGCTCCCGCATTAGAGGCAACTGGCGCTGCAACCGTTGCTACTGGAGAAGCAGCGGCTGCAGCAGCACCCGCAGTTGCAGAAGCAGGGGCAGCAACGGGAGCGATGGGTTCATCTGCAGCAGCAGCAGGAGCTTCCGTTACGGGACTTACTGTTGCAACTGGTGGACTTATACTCATAGTTATCGCTGTGGCTGCTGTGATTGCTGTTGCAATTGGTTCTTTTGTTCTTTTGGCAAAAGAAATAATCACATTCAATATGCAACTATATGATGCAAACAAGCTTATACAAAGAACAACATATCTGAGTGAAGAAAACTCGAAAGCTTTGTTGGCAAACGCCAATGATATGAGAGCACTAGGAGTAACAACAGAGGACATGGTTGCAGCAACACAGGCTTTGGTAACTGGCTTCAAAGATTTTACTAAACAGACCCCAGAAAACCAAAAAGCTTTAGTTGAGTTTACCGCAGTTATGAACCGTCTTGGTATGTCTGCAGAGGCTACAGCAAATAGCCTTGTCATGATGACTAAAGCCATGGGATTTAATGTTCCTCAAGCTACAGAACAAATAAGAGAACTTGAACTTTTGGCAAGAGACTTGCAGATTCCATTTTCCGAATTAGGTCAATCACTTAATGATAATCTTGGATTTATATCAAAGTTTGGTAGAGAAGGCACCGAAGTATTTAAAGACTTGGCTATCGCCTCAAAGAATAGCCAAATAGAAATTGGAAGACTCGTTGCAATAGCTAGACAATTTGATACTTTTGAGGGCGCAGCCTCTACTGCTGGAAAACTAAACGCTGCTTTGGGTGGTAACTTCCTTAATGCAATGGAAATGATAACAACAACAGATCCCGTAGAACGACTCAAGATGATTCAGCAAGCAATTTTGTCAACCGGGCTGTCTTTTGATGAAATGGAATATTACCAACAAGAAATGCTTGCAGCGTCTTCTGGGCTACAAGATGTATCTGAATTGGCATTGGTCATGAGTGGCAATTTTGATTTAGCTGCAGATAGTGTTAAAAAAACTTCAGACGAATATGTCACTGCAGAGAAAAGAGCACAAGAGTTACAAGGCTTTATGGAAAAACTTGAAAATACGTTTTATAGTTTATTGCCTTCATTAAAAGAATCATACCATGTATTTGATGAAATTGCTGAGCAACTCTCAAACGCCCTAAAAGATCCAAAAACACAAGAGGGTATTAAAGAATTTGCAAATAATTTATTTGAACTGGCACCACTTGCTTTAGAAATATCAAAATCTTTTGGTTTGATGCTAAAAGGAATAATTATTTTTGCAAAGCTTGGTTATTATCTTCTTGCTCCTTTTATTGCAACTTTAGAAAAAATAATGAGCATTTTCAATTCTATCGCTGGAGGAAACTATGCAGAAGCGGCTGTCTATTCAATTCAGCTATCCAGCCAGATGATGCCCGTTGTAGGAGGTCTAACATCTGGAATGCAAGGAGCGCTTGCTAACGAATTTGATCTTGAACACGCCCCAGCGCGTACTGCGGGTGAAGAAGCAGGTTACAATATTATGCAAGCTATGGGAGTTGGAAATAACGCACAGGCTAATGCTGCTGCTGCCAATGCTGCAGCGGCAGCCGCTGCTCAAAATGGCGCTAACTTACAAGCTGATACTGTTGCAGCAATCGAGTCCCTGGAAGCAGCCGTTAAGGCAAACCAGACAAATATTACAGTTCATAACACTAATGGTGTAGAAACAACAGTGAGAAACGGGACAGCAAACTAGTGACAAGGAAAAACAATGACATTTGACGTTAGAAAATATAAAGACGATGGACAATTTTTAATTGATGGCTCTGATGCATTAGCAAACAACGGTCAAGTAATATCAGTTAGAAATGCAAGAAACGGTAGCGCTGTCTATTTCAAAGCTTTTATCACAGCATTTAACGATACTTTTAGCCCTAACTACACACCTACCGAAGTATTTGGTAGAACTGATCCAATATATCAATACAAAAATACAACAAGAACAATAACTCTTGCTTGGAAGATTCCTGCTGCATCTGAAAGCGAAGCGTTTGAAAACCTTGATAAAGTTCAAAGTTTTTTACAAATGCTATATCCATCTTATACTGATGCCAACG